TCTCTGCCTAACCCAGTTGGGGGCAGGGTTTGATGCAGAACGCATTCTCAGTGGGACCTTGGAGAGCTCGCCACTTTTGGGTCTTCTAAGTCTGGAAAACAAATACCTGTAATCAGACTCACGTATTTCAGTCACCTCGTCCATACCGATAAACTGGAACTCGGAACCCTTGTATCTGAGGTAGTCGTTGGTGTTATTTAGGTAACCAAATGAGATTCTTGCCCCAGATGGGAATGTTGCCACATATGTGTTGTTGTTCCAACTTATCTCCTCAACCCCGCCGACCCATGATTTGAATCGGTCCATGAGGGCCCCAGGAAGAGAAAGGTCCGAATATGTTCTTCTAAAAAGAATGGCCGAATAACCTGGCACATCCACATACTGCATTGCCGCCATAAGCAGAGCACTGCTCTTACCACCACCAGCAGCACCTCCAAAAAACGCTTCTAGCGCATATGTTCTTAGGAATACTTTCTGGGTAATAGATGGCGTTTCAGGGCAAAAATAAGGTTTTCTTGGTTCTAGGTATTCTAAAACTTTTTGCCAGTTTGTCATTGTCGTCCAAGTCGATTAGTCGTGCTAAGTTTAGATTACTATGGCACAAGCTAATCCTAGCGAAAAAAAGTTTCAAAAAATGACAAAAGCAATAGGCATTTTTGCTTCAAAAATGACCCAAAGGAATACCATCGCCAACATATTGATTGCTTCATTTATACTGTTTGTGAGCGTAGGAACATTTTTAATATCTCCACCAGCTGGTTTTATTACTTTTGGTGTTGCTTGTGGTGCAGTCGGAATCTTACTTGGGATGGAGTAAAAGTACATAATGCCTTGGAACCCATCGCAAAATAAGTCAGTTGACCAGTCGCAACAAAAGTCCGCACTTGGACCAGGAGCGCCGGTTGCGTTCAACCCTTCAATGGTTGGTAAGCCCTACAGGGACTCGTGGGATATTGAAAGAGCGTACCGTGAAGGTTTCCAAAAGGTAACTTGGGTTAATAGGTGCATAGATGCAATTGCAGGAAATCAATCAAGATTGCCAGCTATTTTGCGGGAGAACAATAGTCCAAATGGAAAAATTATTCGAGAGTCAGATGAGAGCATCCTCAACTTACTAAACACCAAATCAAACATGGGTGAGAACTCATTTGTTTTTAGATACAGGCTCTCATCTCAATTGCTTATGTCGTCCCGTGGGGCATTCATTGAAAAAGTAAGAGGCAGAGATGGTCAGCTAATTGCGCTGCAACTTTTGCCACCGCAACACACTGCTCCAATACCTTGTCCGAAAAGATTTGTTTCAGGTTTTGAAGTTGATATGCGCAATGGCACAAAAGTAATTCTCAAACCAGAGGATGTTGTGTGGATTAGAAAACCACACCCACTGGACCCATACCTTTCATTAACCCCAATGGAAGCTGCCGGTATCGCAATAGAGATTGAGAACTTGTCAAAAATATACAACAGAAATTTCTTACTTAATGATGGTCGACCAGGTGGCCTTCTTGTTGTTAGGGGAGAAATTAATGATGACGACAAAGATGAATTGAGAAGTCGTTTTAGAGGAAACATAAATAGGGCCGGCGCAGTAACTGTTGTCTCTTCTGACGAAGGTGTTGATTTTGTAGATACGGGTCAATCACCCCGAGATGCAAACTATGTGCAAATGCGTCAGATACAAAAAGAAGAAATACTCGCAGCTTTTGGAGTTCCCGAATCTGTTATTGGTAATGCTTCCGGAAGAACATTTAGCAACGCCTCAGAAGAACATAAAGTTTTTTGGAATGAAACAATGCTCCCGCACCTAGAAACACTGGCTCGTGGGTTGGACGAACTTCACCCAGAATATTACATTGACTTTGATGTAACTGATGTTCCAGTTCTAGTTCTCTATAAGCAGGAACGAGACAGATACCTTCTCAATGAATACCAAAGTGGTTTGATAAGTGGAAACGAATATAGAGAAGGTGCTGGGCGCGGAAAAATTGACTCCGAGCTAATGGATGCAATGCTTGCTAATCCAAACTTGACGCCAATCGGATACACAAATAAAAAGTTTGAACCAGCGCAGCAGGGACAACTTGACATGATGGGAGGCGGTGCACCAGTTCCCGGGATGCCACCAGTACCCGGAATGCCACCAACCCCCGGGGCACCAGCAGCTCCTCAAGAAATACCAATTCCGGCATATGGTCCTCAAGCAGCCCCACAGGGCGGTCCGTCTGAGGGAATGACATCAGCCTTGACAGCAGAGGCAATTGCTGCTCAACAAGCAACAGCTATGGGTGGGCCACAGACAAAAGAAGAGGGCGGTGGAGCGGGTTCTTACATATCTGATGAATGGGATTTCAAAGCAGAAGAATCATCGGACAGGTGGATTGAGATACTTGACGCATCACTTGAAAGATTTTTTGAAAGACAGCAGAGAGTAATTATGGAAAAAGCTGCTGGGAGTAAAGCTAGAAAAAATATTGAATCGAAGTCACTTGACCCAGAATCGATATTTGACGTAGCCGTATGGAATAAACAGATGAACGAAGACATAAGACCAATACTTAGCGGAATAATGAATGACGCCTCAAGTGTTGTGTCGCAAGAAGCATCAATGCAGGCAGAGATGGATGAGGATGCAGTAAAAGAACATCTTGATTCACAGATGGAGCGGATGGAAAATGTAAATTCCACCACAGCATCTGAGGTTGCAGCAGCCGTTCTTGTTGCTTCGTCAATGTCCGACGAAGAAGATAAAGTCGGAATGTTAAAAGCTGCCCTTTTAGCTATTTTTATAAATCTATTAATGAAGAGGAAAAGACTCATAGCTGAGCACGAGGGGCAAACTGCGTACAACGCAGGAACTTATTTGTCCGGACGCTCAATAGGAGCAATGACAAAAACATGGATTACGGAAAAAGACCCAAAAGTTAGACCAGAACACGCCGGCCTACATGGTAAGTCGGTTGGCGTACTAGAAGCGTTTGATATGGGTGGGACATTGTTGAGGTTTCCAGGAGACCCATTCGCCCCACCTCATCTAACAATAAACTGCAGATGTAGATTGAGATTTGATAAAGATTGATTTATATAAACACAACCAACTTTATATAAATAAAATAAAAAGCTTCACAAAAACGGGAGCAACTCGTTTATCATTGATGACTAGGTGACTATGACAAACATGCAAGAAACATCAGCCGACTACGAATATAAGTCCCTAACAGGGCAATTCAATATTGACGAAGCTCTCGGTATAGTCGAGTGTTTTGCTGCTGGCGTTGGTAATAAAGACTCTGTTGGCGATATTTGCCTTCCTGGTTGTTTCACAAACTCTTTGAAGAGAAGAAAACCTCGAGTTGTATGGGGCCACAATTGGAATGAGCCAATTGGTAAAGTTTTGGAAATCTATGAAGTTGGTCCAAACGACCCACGTCTTCCAGCAAAGATGAGAAAAGCTGGGGTCGGTGGTCTTTATACGAGAGTTCAATTCAACCTTAAAGCCGAAAGAGGACGAGAGGCATTTGCAAATGTTTCGTTCTTTGGGCTTGAGCAGGAATGGTCAATTGGTTATAAAACCCTTGATGCAGTCTTTGACCCAACACAGCAAGCAAATCTTCTAAAAGAGGTTGAGCTGTATGAAGTTTCCCCAGTACTTCATGGTGCAAACCAGTTGACGGGGACAATTTCTATTAAGTCTGATGAACAGGGTGGCGAGGTTAAGGGTGGACCTTGTTGGGATGGATACAGACAAGAAGGAATGAAAAAGGGAAAGAATGGGAATATGGTTCCCAACTGTGTTCCAATCGAAGAAAAAGGAGCAAAGTTACGCGACCCAAATGGTGGTTTGACCGCAGCTGGTCGTGCTCATTTCAAGAGGACCGAAGGCGCAAATCTTAAACCAGGAGTTAAGGGTCCAGCAGACACACCGGAAAAGATGCGTCGCAAAGGTTCTTTTCTGACAAGATTTTTTACAAATCCCTCTGGTCCAATGAAGAAACCAAACGGAGAACCAACACGACTAGCCCTTTCTGCTTCTGCGTGGGGCGAACCAGTTCCAAAGAATGCTGCGGATGCCGCAGAACTTGCAGCCAAGGGAAGAAGACTACTTGAGCGCTATAGCAACACAAAGAAAAAAGATGATAGCAATGATTCGGAAACAAAAAACCATGTAACTGCTATATATGAAGCAATGAACAATGGAGAGAACTCTGTTGTTGGACGCGCCGCCGACCTTACAAGGGCATTGGCGTCTCATTTTGGCGGAGCCGTAAGACTGGTTAACGCAGACAACGACATTGCAATTTTTGAAATGGGAGCCGGCGTCTCAGTTGAGACATTAAGAGTTTCTTATTATTTTGATGGCGACGAATTCATGTTTGGAACGGCGCAACAAGTAAGACCAGAAACCGTTTATATACCTACGAACAACTCAAACGGTAGTCGAATGGGTGATAACGGAACCCCAAACGCAATGATTGTATCAATGGGGCAAACAAACGGAAGCCTCTACGATGCAATGTCTTCGGCTGCAGTGCCACATGAAGCATGTTGTGA